TTTAATATATTTTGAAAACCTTTTAAAATTTGCACTATATCCTCCTAATTGTGATGTGTCTACTGCATTTTCAATGTAATGTTCTATCACATTGTCAAGCATGGTTATTAAATCTTCAATAAACTGTGGGTCTTCTGACCATTTATCAAAGTGTTCTAAATTAACAGATGATAAACAACATACTGCTGTTCTTTCTTCATTAGTAGCAAGTGTTATCTCTGAACATAAATTACTTTGTTTGATTGTTAAACCTAATTCTTGTTGTGTTTTTGG